GATAAACTGTTCGTAGTTCCGCACAAAAGAAGTTAATAAAAATCAATATTCTTTATTTTGATAGAATGCTTAGTTTTCCCTCTTTTAACGTGAATGTACTCTATTTCAATAGATTTTATGGCCATCTTAATGAAGTCTGCTTTATCTTCTAAAGTAAAGGCATTCCATGAGTCTAAAAGAATATTTTTGAAATTTTTTATCTTACTGACATCTAATCGTTTTTTAGGAACTCTCTCTTTTTGTTTTTCGTATTCTGAAATCTTTTCGTCAGTTTCTTTTATTAATTCAAATAATTCTTCTTCTTGCATCATGCCGTTTGCGTATAATTTGTGATATCTTTTTCTTTGTTCCATAACTTTATTTATATCAATGGTTACAATTTTTTTATCTTCTTTTTCTTTTGTTTTGTATTTACTTAAATCTAACTTAGAAAGGTAATCGTAAAATACTTTTAAAGCTTCTTTTTCGGTAAATGAAAAAGCACCATTTTTATTAACTTTGCAATTATTACAATAATAATTTTTGTGTATAACATCTCCACGTTTAAGTTTTCTATAACTGGTATTCAAACATAATCTTCCATTGCAATTAGGGCAGATGAGTTTACCTCTAAAAACTGAAGTATGAGTTATTGTTTTCGCATTAACACGTTCATTCAAGCGTTCCTTTATTTCGTTATACATTTCATCTGTAATTATTGGTTCGTGAGAGTTTTCAATAAATATATCCCCCCAAAAATAGTGCCCTTTTGATAAAGGGCTCCTTAAAGCTCTTGTTATTGTCCTATCTTCCCACTGTATGCCGTTTGGTGGTGGTATATCAGATGCGTTTAACTTCCTTGCTATACCTTTAGCGCTATTTCCTTTTTTAACCTCTTCATAAGCCCACACAACTACATCTTTATATTTATTAGGAATATATTTATTATCTACACGATCATAGTAGAATGGGGGAGGTGTTAATATCATGCCTTTTCTAATCGCTGCTTGCTTGCCCATCATTGCCCTTTCCCTTATCGTTTCACGTTCCCACTCAGCCATAGCACCTACTAAAGTGACGAATAGGCGACCCATTGCTGTCGATGTATCATAAACTTCTGTGGCACTTCTGAAAGATACGTTTTCTCGCTCAAATATTTCTAATAAATCAAGTAAATCTTTTACATTACGCGTCAACCTGTCTAACTTATAGACTAATACTAAATCTATTTTTGATAAATTTTCCTTTAATCTATTAAGTTCAGGTCGGTCAGTTTTAGCACCAGAATAGCCAGCATCTACATAAACACCTTGTATAGTCCAGTCGTTTATGTCGCTGTATGCTCTTAATTTTCTTTCTTGTTCTTCAATAGAGTGTCCTTTTTCTTTTTGTTCAAGTGTACTTACTCTAGTATAAATTGCTACTTTCATGTGCTCCCTCCTCAAAATTGGCAAAAAATAATAAGGGTAGGCGGGCTACCCGAAATTTTATTGTTGAATCACTTCGCTATTTTGACGTTTAAAATTGTCAAAATCATTTTGTGCTTTCTTCCATGAATTATAGTCTTGTCCGTCTTGTACTGCCCATGAACCACCTATGCCGGCAGTATGGCCACCATTCTGACGTTTGTTTTCTTCTGTTGCTCTTTTAGCTTCTTGATAAGCGTTATAAGATGTGTCGCTTGAAAACTCATCTTTTACTGGCGCATTGTTGTTTTTATTAGAAGTGGGATTATTTTGTGTTTGATTTTTATTTGAATTAGAAACACTTTGCTTATTTTCATCACTTTGTTCTTCGGCACTCGAAACTTTATCACTATCATCTTGTGATTCTTCTTTAGTAGTAGGATTGTCGAAATCTTCCATAACTGAATAATCTACTGTTTTTAATTTACTGATATCAATTTTTTTAGTACCTAATTTTTTGTCTTCACTACCTTTTGTAGCGTGCAAAGTAACTTCATTGTCATTTTGGAGTTGGTAAGTTACAAGACCTTTAGCGATTCCGCCTTTTTTAATTTTATCGAAACTATGTTTGTTCCATTCTCCAAGTTTGCCAGTGTTTGGCGTAATATCCATTTCTAATTTATTAACGGTATCTTTACTATCTTGAGTAGCACTCATAGATGCAATCCAAACATTAGTTGAAGTTATTTTGTCGTCATCAACTTTACTTTTAACCTCATATTTAAATGCGATAAGCTTCTTTTTACTCTTTTTGTTATCCTTATCATTAATTAAAAATACATCTTTAATTTTTAAAACTGCTTGATCTAAAACTAATGTGTCGTTTTTAAATTGCGCTTTATTTTCATCTACAGAAGTTTTTGAGTCATTACTTTCTTTTTTGTTTCCATCACTACCACATGCGCCTAACACCAACGTACTTGCTAATAGTAAACCTAATAATCTTTTCATTTTTCATTTCTCCTTTGTTTATATTTCCTTATATTTAAAAACTCTCAATGGCTCAAATGTAATAGAATACTCGCCATAGTGAGTTCCAATACCATATATCTTTTTGTATTGTTCTATTGCTTCTAATATGTATTCTTCGCTTAATTGTAGATACTCAGACAACTCATACAAGTTACGTACGCCATAATTATAAGCTTCTACAATTTCGCGTAATGGAACAGCTGAGATAAAGCCGTGTCTACGTGCGTAATTTTCGAACTTGCGATTGTTGAATTTCGAGTAATCAGCTATATCACCGTATGTAAGTTTATTATGTGCTAATTCTTCGAAAAGAATTCCTGCCTTTTCTCTATCTGATAAACCACGCTTTATTAAAATTAGATCTCCTAACCATACCCCGTCTAAATTATCTGGAAGTACATCAGCCTCTCTTACTTCAATATAATCATGTTGTATTAAAGTTTCTTCATATAATCCCATCTGATACATCCTTTACTTACGTTTACTTCTTATATAATCTGCATAATCTAAAACTCTTTGCCATTCATCATCTGTCAATTCTCCTTCAAGGTGAGCTGCTCGATGTTGTACTTCGTTTTCTGTTTGTCTATTTTTTAATAGTAAATATTCTGGGGTAACTTTCAATGCATTGGCAATTTCAGCTATATCCTCCATAGGTATTTTTCTGCTACCGTTTTCATATCGGGATAAGGTAGATTTATTGACACCTATCTTAGTTGCAAAATCAGTTAAATTCACATTATTTTCTTTTCGTAGTTGTTTGATTAATTTACCTATTTCTGCTGAAGTTCTCATTTCAAATTTACCTCCGTTTTATTTATAATAGTATAATAACACTTTTCCATATAGGAAACAACTAGCATTTTAAAAGAGTAAAAAATATTTTTCGAGATTTTTGTTGACAATTAGGAAACTTGAGTTTAATATTGAGTTAACTTCAAAAAACGGAGGTGAGCAAATGTATGAGTTCAACGTCAAAAGAATGAAAGCTGAACGCATTGCTAAAGGCATTTCGATTTCTGATATGGCAAAAAAATTAGGAATGACACCAGGAACTTATTCAAAAAAAGAAAACGGACACATTAGAATTAATGTTGACGATTTAGCAAAAGTAATTGAAGTTTTAGAATTGCCACAAGATAAGTGCGGTATTTTTTTTACTTATAGAGTTTCCAAAATGTCAACAAAACAAAAACAAACATCTTAAAAGGAGGACACTATGGAACAAATCACGTTAACCAAAGAAGAGTTGAAAGAAATTATAGCGAAAGAAGTTAGAAATGCTATAAAAGGCGAGAAACCAATTAGCTCAGGTGCAATTTTCAGTAAAGTAAGAATCAATAATGACGATTTAGAAGAAATCAATAAAAAACTCAATTTCGCAAAAGATTTGTCGCTAGGAAGATTGAGGAAGCTCAATCATCCGATTCCGCTAAAAAAGTATCAGCATGGCTTCGAATCAATTCATCAAAAAGCTTATGTACAAGATGTTCATGACCATATTAGAAAATTAACATTATCAATTTTTGGAGTGACACTTAATTCAGACTTGAGTGAAAGTGAATACAACCTAGCAGCAAAAGTTTATCGAGAAATCAAAAACTATTATTTATATATCTATGAAAAGAGAGTTTCAGAATTAACTATCGATGATTTCGAATAAAGGAGGAAGCTGAAATGCAAGAATTACAAACATTTAATTTTGAAGAATTACCAGTAAGGACATTAGAAGTTGACGGAGAACCATATTTCGTTGGTTCAGACATCGCAAAAATATTAGGGTATCAAAAACCACAAAACGCAATAGCGACACATGTAGATTCAGAAGACAAAACCACTACCTTGATTCAGGGCACTGGTTCTAACTACAAATCAAACGCAGTGATCATCAACGAATCAGGGTTATACAGTTTAATCTTTTCTAGCAAATTAGAAAATGCGAAGCGGTTCAAACGTTGGGTAACTTCGGAAGTTTTGCCAACATTAAGAAGAACAGGAACATACCAAACAAAACCGCTAACTACATCGGAACAAATTCAATTAATCGCACAAGGAAACACAGAATTAGATGAACGAGTTACTAAAATTGAAGAAACATATCCAATCATGCACGGAGAAGCAAAACATATCCAAAAGTTAGTAGCTCAAAAAGTTGCGGAGATTGTTAGAAACAAATTCAACGGATACTACGACCAAGTATCAAGAAAGTTGTTCGCAGAAATATATAAAAGTATTAAAAATATTTTCGACGTACCGAGTTACAACTGTATACCTCGAGGACGTTATCAAGAAGCAATTAAGTTTGTACAAAGATGGCAACCGTCATACGAAACAACGTACCAGTTAGAAATGAAATTAACGGAATAGGGGAGGTCAACAAAATGCCACCGCACATTCAACAAATGCTATTCGACTTTGCATTAGAGAGAGGATATATAGACATGATTATAAAAATGAAAGAAGAGGAGAATGCCAAATGAGTAACATTTATAAAAGCTACCTAGTAGCAATACTATGCTTCACAGTCTTAGCAATTGTGCTTATGCCATTGCTGTACTTCACTACAGCATGGTCAATCGCGGGATTCGCAAGTATAGCGACATTCATATTTTATAAGGAATACTTTTATGGAGAATAAAAAAACTGCTACTTGCGCCAACAAGTAACAGTATCAAACACTTAAGAAAAATTTCAAGTTAAATATAAAACGAAAAACGGAGGAAGTCAAGATGTATTACGAAATAGGCGAAATCATACGCAAAAATATTCATGTTAACGGATTCGATTTTAAGCTATTAATTTTAAAAGGTCATATGGGCATATCAATACAAGTTAAAGATATGAACAACATACCAATTAAACATGCTTATGTCGTAGATGAGAACGACTTAGATATGGCATCAGACTTATTTAACCAAGCAATAGATGAATGGATTGAAGAACACACAGACGAACAGGACAGACTAATTAACTTAGTCATGAAATGGTAGGAGGTATGAAAAGTGAATGATTTACAAGAGAGAGAATTAGAAACATTCGAACAAGACGACCGATTCAAAGTAACTGATCTAGACAGTGCTAACTGGGTTTTTAAGAAACTGGATGCAATCACAACTAAAGAGAATGAAATCAACGATTTAGCAAATAAAGAAATTGAACGCATAAACGAATGGAAAGATAAAGAAGTAGAAAAATTACAGAGTGGCAAAGAATATTTACAAAGCCTTGTAATTGAATATTACAGAATACAAAAAGAACAAGATAGCAAATTCAAGTTGAATACACCTTACGGAAAAGTGACAGCCAGAAAAGGTTCAAAAGTCATTCAAGTTAGCAATGAGCAAGAAGTCATTAAACAACTTGAGCAACGAGGTTTTGACAACTATGTAAAAGTAACTAAAAAACTTAGCCAATCAGACATTAAGAAAGATTTCAATGTAACTGAAAACGGCACATTGATTGACGCAAACGGCGAAGTTTTAGAGGGTGCTAGCATTGTGGAGAAACCAACGTCATACACGGTAAAGGTGGGAGAATAGATGACTGAAAAAACTAATCAAGATGTCGATATTTTAACGCAACTAGGTGTAAAAGACATCAGCAAACAAAATGCAAACAAGTTTTATAAATTTGCGATATACGGCAAGTTCGGTACTGGTAAAACTACGTTTTTAACAAAAGATAACAATGCCTTAGTACTAGATATAAATGAGGACGGAACAACGGTAACAGAAGATGGGGCAGTTGTGCAGATTAAGAATTATAAGCATTTTAGTGCAGTGATTAAAATGCTGCCTAAAATTATTGAACAACTAAGAGAAAACGGAAAACAAATTGATGTTGTAGTGATTGAAACAATCCAAAAGTTACGTGATATCACTATGGACGACATCATGGACGGTAAATCAAAGAAACCGACATTTAATGATTGGGGCGAGTGTGCTACACGCATTGTAAGTATTTATCGTTATATTTCTAAATTACAAGAACATTATCAATTTCATCTTGCTATAAGCGGACACGAGGGCATTAACAAAGACAAAGATGATGAGGGAAGTACTATCAATCCAACAATCACGATAGAGGCACAAGACCAAATAAAAAAAGCAGTCATCAGTCAATCTGACGTGTTAGCAAGAATGACAATAGAAGAACATGAGCAAGACGGCGAAAAAACTTATCAATATGTACTTAACGCTGAACCATCAAATTTATTCGAGACAAAGATAAGACACTCAAGCAACATCAAAATTAACAACAAACGTTTCATTAATCCAAGTATTAACGATGTTGTACAAGCAATTAGAAATGGTAATTAAAAATTAATTAAAAGGACGGTATAAAAATTATGAAAATCACTGGTAGAACACAATACATTCAAGAAACTAATCAAGAGGCATTCATGAAAGGTGGGGACTTTTTAGGAGCTGGAGAATTTACAGTAAAAGTTGCAAATGTCGAGTTTAACGACAGAGAAAACAGATACTTCACGATTGTTTTTGAAAACAACGAAGGTAAACAATACAAACACAACCAATTCGTCCCACCATTCCAACAAGATTATCAAGAAAAACAATATATCGAGTTACTTAGTAGATTAGGAATTAAATTGAACTTACCAGATTTAACTTTTGACACAGATCAATTAATTAACAAAATCGGAACTATTGTACTTAAAAATAAATTTAACGAGGAACAAGGCAAGTATTTTGTAAGACTCTCATATGTAAAAGTTTGGAATAAAGACGATGAAGTAGTTAATAAACCAGAACCTAAAACTGATGAGATGAAACAAAAAGAACAGCAAGCAAATGGTAAACAGACACCTATGAGTCAACAATCAAACCCATTCGCTAATGCTAATGGTCCAATAGAAATCAATGATGATGATTTACCGTTCTAGGACGTGGTTTAAATGCAATACATTACAAGATACCAGAAAGACAATGACGGTACTTATTCCGTCGTTGCTACTGGTGTTGAACTTGAACAAAGTCACATTGACTTACTAGAAAACGGATATCCACTAAAAGCAGAAGTAGAGGTTCCGGACAATAAAAAACTATCTATAGAACAACGCAAAAAAATATTCGCAATGTGTAGAGATATAGAACTTCACTGGGGCGAACCAGTAGAATCAACTAGAAAATTATTACAAACAGAATTGGAAATTATGAAAGGTTATGAAGAAATCAGTCTGCGCGACTGTTCTATGAAAGTTGCAAGGGAGTTAATAGAACTGATTATAGCGTTTATGTTTCATCATCAAATACCTATGAGTGTAGAAACGAGTAAGTTGTTAAGCGAAGATAAAGCGTTATTATATTGGGCTACAATCAACCGCAACTGTGTAATATGCGGAAAGCCTCACGCAGACCTAGCACATTACGAAGCAGTAGGTAGAGGCATGAACAGAAACAAGATGAATCACTACGACAAACATGTATTAGCGTTATGTCGCGAACATCACAACGAGCAACATGCGATTGGCGTTAAGTCGTTTGATGATAAATATCACTTGCATGACTCGTGGATAAAAGTTGATGAGAGGCTCAATAAAATGTTGAAAGGAGGAGAATAATGGTTAAATCGATATTTTTACAAGATGGAGAAGAAATTTTAGTTGATGATGAAGATTACGAGAGAGTTAATCAGCATACTTGGCATAAAGCTTTTAAAGATAATTACAGAATGATTGTGAATAGTGATAAAAAGCATTTACCTGATTTTATTCTAAAAAAAAGTTTCCAAAAAATAAAAAACAATGATTTCACAAGAAAAAATCTAACAACTGAAGGTAATAAAACAAGATGGAGCAAAGCGAAGTGTAACAATTCATCTAAATATAAAGGCGTTTCATGGGATAAAAAAATAATAATTGGTATGCATGTATAGCTGTTGATAAAAAAACCAAAAACTTAGGTCACTTTGTAAATGAAGATGAAGCAGCAAAAGCTTACAACAATGCAGTTAATGAATATTGGGGTGGTGTTGGTTACCTTAATATAATTGGAGAAGATAATAGGCTGAAAAAAAGAAACTATAAAACAAACATAAAGCAATTGAAGAGGGGAACTGATAAAAACAATTTAAGAGGAATAAACAAAATAAAACATAGATATTATTCAAAAATATTTTATTCTGGCAACTATATAGCGTTAGGCGGATATGACGATTTAAACAAAGCGAGATTAGTTTACAACAAATGTTCGTCATACCTGCATGGATCTGACGCGATCCTTAACGACGTACCTATGACAGATGAACTTAAAGAATTCATATCTAACTGGGAAGTACCGGACAAAATAAAAGCGCTGAAAGGAGAAGACAATGGGAGAAGTATCGTGGATAAAACTTAAAGTTGGCATGTTTGATGACAGCAAAATCAAATATATCGAAGCTTTACCCGAAAGAGATACGATCATAACCATTTGGGTTAAGTTGCTAACTTTATCAGGAAAGTACAACGAACAAGGTTACATTATGTTATCTGAAAACTTGCCGTATAACGAAGAAATGTTAGCAAATGAGTTTAGCCGACCTATTAACTCAATAAGGTTAGCAATTCAAACTTTTGAGACATTGGGCATGATTGAAAAAGTTAATGGTGTCATAAAAGTGACAAACTGGGAAAAGCACCAAAACATCGAAGGACTCGAGAAAATCAGGGCGCAGAACAGGTTGAGGAAACAAAAGCAACGAGAAAACAACAGAAAATTGCTAAATGGTCACGTGACGTCACGTGACAGTCACGCAACAGAAGAAGATAAAGAATTAGATAAAGAATTAGAAAGAGATAAAGAAAAAGATATAGATAAGAACTTAAGTTCAAATAATAGCGCAACTGACGTTACGCATGAGCAATTTGAGGAATGGTGGAAACTTTACAACAAGAAAAAAGATAAGAAGATGTCTTTCGCTAAATTCAAATCATGCTTAAAGAAACATACTTTTGAGCAAATCATGCAAGGTACTCGAGAATATTTAAAAACTATTACAGACAAACAATATCAAAAGTACCCTAAAACGTTTTTAACTAACGAAAGCTATATGAATGATTATAGCGAAGAGATTAAAGAAACTGGCATAGATCAATTGGAACGTATGAAGTACGACGAAAGTTATTGGGACTAGGAGGATCTTATGAAACCGTTATTCAACGAAAAAATAAACGAAAGTTTAAAAAAGTATCAACCAATCGAAGTAATACTAAGACAGAATTGCGATAAATGTGGGCGTCAATACGACTTATATAAGTTTGAAAATGGATATGAATACAAAGACGGTTGCGAATGCGAAATTCAAAGATTGGCTTATGAAGAATACAAAAGGAATAAACAAAAGAAACTTGATTATATTTTCAATCAATCAAATGTTAATCCGTCTTTAAGAGATGCAACAGTCAACAACTATAAGCCGCAAAATGAAAAACAAGTACAAGCTAAACAAACAGCAATAGAGTACGTACAAGGCTTCTCTACAAAAGAACCAAAATCATTAATATTGCAAGGTTCATATGGAACTGGTAAAAGCCACCTAGCATACGCTATAGCAAAAGCAGTTAAAGCTAAAGGGCATACAGTTGCTTTTATGCATATACCAATGTTGATGGATCGTATCAAAGCGACATACAACAAAAATGCAGTAGAGACTACAGACGAACTAGTCAAATTACTTAGTGAGATTGATTTACTTGTACTAGATGATATGGGTGTAGAAAACACAGAACACACTATAAATAAACTTTTCAGCATTGTTGATAACAGAGTAGGTAAAAACAACATCTTTACAACTAACTTTAGTGATAAAGAACTAAATCAAAATATGAACTGGCAACGTATAAATTCGAGAATGAAAAAAAGAGCAAGAAAAGTAAGAGTAATCGGAGACGATTTCAGGGAGCGAGATGCGTGGTAATCACAAAACAAAATATAAAAGAAATATTACATTGTAGAGATGTATATGCTCAAAAGATGATTGATTTTGCAAACGGAGACCAAGAGAAACTTAAAAAACTTATTGATGATAAGTTGAAAGAAAAAGAAGAAAGACCCGCAATCGTCGAATATTAAGGAGTGTTAAAAATGCCGAAAGAAAAATATTACTTATACCGAGAAGATGGCACAGAAGATATTAAGGTCATCAAGTATAAAGACAACGTAAATGAGGTTTATTCGCTCACAGGAGCCCATTTCAGCGACGAAAAGAAAATTATGACTGATAGAGACCTAAAACGATTTAAAGGCGCTCACGGGCTTCTATATGAGCAAGAACTAGGATTACAAGCGACGATATTTGATATTTAGAGGTGGACGATGAGTAAATACAACGCTAAGAAAGTTGAGTACAAAGGAATTGTATTTGATAGCAAAGTAGAGTGTGAATATTACCAATATTTAGAAAGTAATATGAATGGCACTAACTATGATCGTATCGAAATACAACCGAAATTCGAACTACAACCTAAATTTGGGAAACAAAGACCGATTACGTATATAGCTGATTTCTCTTTGTGGAAGGATGGCAAACTGGTCGAAGTTTTAGATGTTAAAGGTAAGGCGACTGAAGTTGCCAACATCAAAGCGAAGATATTCAGATATCAGTATAGAGATGTGAATTTAACGTGGATATGTAAAGCACCTAAGTACACAGGTCAAGAATGGATAGCATATGAAGACTTAGTGAAAGTCAGACGTAAAAGAAAAAGAGAAATGAAGTGATTTAATGCAACAACAAACATATATAAACGCAACGATTGATATAAGGATACCTACAGAAGTTGAATATCAGCATTTTGATGATGTGGATAAAGAAAAAGAAACGCTGGCAGATTACTTATATAACAATCCTGACGAAATACTAGAGTATGACAATTTAAAAATTAGAAATGTAAATGTAGAGGTGGAATAAATGGCGGGCATAAAAACGAAAGTAAGAATAGACGGTAAGTTGATGACGCTTATTGATGCATCTGATAAATACGACATCAAAGTATCGACACTAATTACTAGGTATGATAGAGGTTCAAGAGGAAAAGACTTAATACAAAATGTAGTAAAGCCTAAGAAAGTTAAGATTGACGGCAAGATGATGACTGTTAGCGAAATAGTTAAAAAGTACAACCTAAGCAAAGGACTACTTAATTACAGAATATCAAAAGGGTTAACGGGCGATGCGCTTATTGCGCCACCACAAGAAAAACCCCCTTCTAAATACACTGAATATGAAAATGAGCAGATGAAAAAGAAAGGACTCACGCCCGAAATAGTTAGAAACAGAGTTGCGAAAGGTTGGGAGTTGTCGGAAGCAATTGATGCACCTTTCGGCATGAAGTTAAACGACTATAGAGAAATACAAATAACAAAAGCTTTGGAGCGAGAACGTGAAATGGCTAGGCAACGACGTAAAGAGGCAGAGCTAAGAAGAAAGAAACCGCATTTGTTTAATGTGCCACAGAAACATCCAAGAGGACGTTATGCGTGCTACCTGATGGAAAACGACATATTTCCAAAAGTAAGGGTGTAGATCATGGTAGATAGCGCACGTAAAGAACATTTAAACCAATTTTTCGGCTCTAAGAGATACCTGTATCAGGATAACGAGCGAGTGGCGCATATCCATGTAGTAAACGGCACTTATTACTTTCATGGGCATATCGTACCAGGTTGGCAAGGCGTGAAAAAGACATTTGATACAGCGGAAGAGCTCGAAATATATATAAAGCAACATGGTTTGGAATATGAGGAACAGAAGCAACTAACTTTATTTTAAGGAGATGTAAAAATGAAAATCAAAGTTAAAAAAGAAATGAGACTAGATGAATTAATTAAGTGGGCGCGAGAAAATCCGGAGCTATCAAAAGGAAAAATTTTTCTTGCAAAAGTTTTTAGTAATGGATTCGTTCGTTTTCAACGAAATACAAATACGTGTTCGATATCAAGTTTTATTCCAATTGATACTCCTTTCATAGTTGAAGTTGAAGAGGAAATCACAGAAGATACAGTATTTGATAGGTTGTTTGAAGTGTACGAGCTTCAAGAGGGAGCCTATATGTCAGCGTTACACACAAGTATTAGTATCAACGAACGTTTAGAGAACACGTTTTTCCCTACCAAAGCATTCTACATCTTGAACGACGGCCTAACTATGACATTAATTTGGAAAGATGGGAGATTGGTAGAATGAACTATGAAACAGGGTTCCAACTAAGCGTAATGGACGCTAGGTTGAAGAAGATGAGAAAACAACGTGATGAGTACAAGAAGCAACGTGACGAGCTTATTGGGGATATAGCTAAGTTAAGAGAGCGTAACGAAGAGTTGGAGATCATGTGGCGCACAGTCAAAAATGAATTGCTTGGAAGATACGAATTTTACCGTTTTAGACTTAACGAACTACAGATTGAGAGTAGAGCGAACAAGGCAGTAGCTATAAACATGGGAGCTAAAATCAACGCAAGTGCTATATTGTACCGAATGGACAAATTAGACGGAACAAATGAGTTCTACGAATTTTTAGGTCAAATGGAGGAAGACACTAATGAATAACCGCGAACAAATCGAACAGTCCGTTATAAGTGCTAGTGCGTATAACGGCAATGACACAGAGGGATTACTAAAAGAGATTGAAGACGTGTATAAGAAAGCACAAGCGTTTGATGAAATACTTGAGGGTTTACCTAATGCTATGCAAGATGCACTCAAAGAAGATATTTATCTTGATGAAGCAGTAGGGATTATGACGAGTCAAGTTGTCTATAAATATGAGGAGGAGTAGGAAAATGACTAACACATTAACAATTGATCAGTTACAAGAGTTATTACAAATACAAAAGGAGTTCGACGATAGAATACCAACTAGAAATTTAAATGACACAGTAGCTAGTATGATTATTGAATTTGTAGAGTGGATTAACACACTTGAGTTTTTTAAAAATTGGAAGAAACAACCAGGTAAGCCACTAGATACACAATTAGATGAGATTGCTGATTACTTAGCTTTCAGTTTGCAATTAACTTTGACTATTGTTGATGAAGAAGATTTGGAAGAAACTACTGAGGTTATGGTTGATTTGATTGAAAATGAAGTTACTTTACCTAAACTACATTCAGTTTATTTTGTTCATGTAATGCATACACTAACAGAACAATTTGTAAAAGGTATTGATAATAGCATTGTACAAGTTTTAATAATGCCTTTTTTGTACGCCAATACTTACTATTCTATCGACCAACTCATTGACGCATACAAAAAGAAAATGAAAAGGAACCACGAAAGACAAGATGGAACAGCAGACGCAGGAAAAGGATACGTGTAAAGACATCTTAGATCGAGTCAAGGAGGTTTTGGGGAAGTGAGCGACATGTTAGAAATATTTTTAATAGGGTTTGGCGTTTATCTCTTTTATCGCATAGCAATTATTTTTCTTAAGAGTAAAAAGACTATACACACAAACATATATGAAATGTTAATGCTTGCTACTATCTTTATGATATCTACATTTGCTTATAAACATCAAAAGACGCATATCTTAATAGCATTTTTAGTAATGTTTTTTATGAGTAAGCTCAAACAAGTTCAAGGGAGCT